TTGGGCGGTAGGTTTATATCAACAGATGCGTGAAAACTTCTGGATTAAATAAGGTAGTCCAGACTAAATCCCCTGAAAACGGTGAAACTCTGTGATCTATCTTGCAAGAAAATTTGTTATAATGTGTAATATGTATCGCACAGCAAAACAAATGGAAAGCAAGACTTGCACTAAGTGTCATACCACAAAACCAATTTCTGAATTTCACAAAGATAATAGGCTAAAAAGCGGGACAGCAGCAAGGTGTAAAAGCTGTACTTGTGAATACAAGCGAGAGTATTACGCATCAAGCAAAGGAAACGCCAAAATAAAAGCCTACATTGAGCGAAATAAAGAAAAAAGATCCACTTACAATAAACATTATTCTCAGAAGTACAGAGATGCTCAGTTTAAAAACCAAAAAAAACTTGAGTTTTGCCTCTATAAAGGAGGGCACTGTTCTGAATGTGGATTGGCTGCAACGGAAGACACTATTGCGGCCTTTGATTTTCATCACATCGAACCCTCTGAGAAGGAATATACCCCATCAGATATGTTGATGTTGAAGAAAGAAAAGGTGTTCAAGGAATTAGATAAGTGTATTCTCTTGTGTTCCAACTGTCACAGGATTTTGCACCACAGACAATACCGTGCCAAGCTGCTAGAAAAAAAAGCAGAAGGTGTAGAGACTAATGAACAGCAGATCATATCTGACTAAGTAAAGTAGGCAGTAAGCGATTGACTGTCGAAGTGGGGGACTCCTTTGTATAAGCAAAGGATGATGATATAGTCCGATCCATTTGGTGACAGATGGCAGCTTGAATAAAGCGGGTTAGGGGTAGCAAACCTAATTGAACATAAATGACCGCAGAAAATAGATGTCACTCAAGATGTGACTGATTATAATAATTTAACCCTTGATGAAAGACGCGCTTATGACGGTATTTTATCCTATTTAACTTTTCTTGATTCTGTCCAGACCTGTAACATTCCCCACCTAAAAAATAGTGTAACAGCCCCAGAAATTAGCCTTTGTATGGCAGAACAAATCTCTCAAGAGGCGATGCACAATCAAAGCTATCAATATTTAATTGAAACTATTATTCCTTCAGACAAAAGAGCTAAAATTTATGATTTATGGCGCACCAATGAAATCTTAAAAAATCGCTGTGAATTTATTGCTAGTTCTTACCAACAGTATATTGATAAGCCAACACAGAGTAATTACTTTGGTTCTCTTGTTGCGAATTATATCCTAGAAGGGCTGTATTTCTATAATGGGTTTCAGTATTTTTACAATTTAGCTTCTAGACATTTAATGTCTGGAAGTGCCGATATTTTTAGAATGATTAATCGAGACGAATTAAGTCACGTCCGCTTGTATCAAAAATTGATTGTAGAAGCACTGCAAATATTTCCAGAAGAATCAATTAAAGAAGGTATAGCAAGTTCATTTTTAGAGGCTGTTAGCCAAGAAATTAATTGGTCTAATCATATTATCGGTAATCAAATATTAGGAATTACCGAAGAAAGTATAGATCAATATACTAAATATCTTGCTAATGTTCGACTAAAAGCTATCGGAATAAACCCAATTTTTACAGAAGATAAATACAAAAAATCTCCTTATTCTCATTTAGAAAAATTTGCTGACACTCAAGGGAAAGGACATACTAAATCTAATTTTTTTGAAGCTACTGTTACCAGTTATATTATGTCTTCTGGATTAAGTGGATGGGATGATATTTAAATTTAGATACATTACACCCAATTACTAGCTACAGGACGAGTATTCCTAAAAGGGTGGGTTGTGGGAAAGCGTAAATTTAAACATCGCTAACCAGCGGCGCTCGATTTTTGAAAGGGTGATTTGCTGGTAAATTCGCTTGTAGATTCCATTTCCATGCAAAATAGCCCTTAACAAGATCTCTTATTGATGCGTTTGTGTTTTGAATCATCAAAATTTCAGCGAATACGCAATTCAAATATCGAGTAGCAGTAATCTGATGCCCCAGAACATAGCCCTCGTTGTTCGTATTCGGCGTGCCAATACCATTGGTATTACCCTCAAGTGTGCCATTGCGATGTACGCTCCACGCCGTTGCTCCACTCGAAGCATTTGCTTGAAACGACATCATATAACCAGTAGTATTGATGTACACTACCCCGCTATTATCGTAAGATGCAAGTGTAGGCTGACTGAAATACGGATAAGACGCGCCGATATTACTTAAATTCCTGATATAATGCAATGCCCCATTGTCACTATTACTCACAGACTTTATTGAAATCGAAGGATTATAGCCAGCCCCCAGTGAGTTGCCAGAAATCCACCGAAATACCCAGTAAACGCCGTGAGTTCTGTTTGTAATTTGTGAACTGATGTCCGATAATTGCAAATTATCATTTATCCCATCGAAAGTAATTCCTGGTAGCCCAAAAAAAGCAGTATTTGAATAGGATGGCTGGTTGGCTCCTACTGCTTGGCTAAAATGCCGATTATTTCCGCTTTTATCCCGCCACTGGCTCACTCCAGTTGCCAAAATAACAGTTGATGGATCATTAGCATCTTGCCAAAAAGAAAGTCTCTCAGCATGTAGATTTGCAGGTGTCCATGTCTGCTGCTGCGGACTAGCATCAATTATTAGCATTTAATTAAAAACTGCCGTTACCTTGAGGATATTTTGATTTAATAATTGAGCCAACAAATTATCATCGTTAAATTGCTCTGTCACTGCTTGCAAAATATCTAATTCAGGAATCGGATTTAATTTTCCTTCATTATCAACAGAAATCGTAAGTCTTGGATTTTCCCCAAACACCACCGAAGTCATAGCCAGTCTAGCTAGGCTAAACTTTACGGAAGAATTAAAAACAATCATTTCCGATAAAAGCCGCTTGTAAGCATAAAATCGAACCGATTGATCGTTAATTAAGATAGGCTTAATCTGAGTATCAAAAAAAACTGGATCAGATACCATCTGATTAAATTGGCCAGCTACATTTTCCAGCGCCACTTGATACTTTTCAAGATATTCGGGACTATTCCGAAATAAAGATTGAGCAGTTAAAGTATTAGGCATTTAAGTTAGCGATGCTGTTTCGCGAAAGATTAATAAAAACGGAATACTCAAGGGTCCACCAGTTACGGCGGAAATATCAAATCGAATTTCTTGGGCAGTAGTAATAATCTGACCTTGCCCAGGTACTGTAAAATTAGCTCGGGTAGTAGTAAGAGAAAGATTAGATAATCCTGGAATTGCACCAAAGGAAACGCCACTACCAAAACTAAAAGTTATTGTAGCACTCCCCACAGAAGTGCGTAAGTTTCGCACCTCTAAAAGAGTAATTTCTCTTGAAAAAGACGTAACGGGAATCTGTTCTGCGGCGGAAATATTTCTAATGGTTACTTTTTCATCTTGTAACCGACTAGAGACCCATCGGGGTGTGGCAATGGTATCTAAAGTGTCAATTGGTCCGAGGAATTCTTTCACAATACTAAGCTAAACTAAGCTAATAATTTGGCTACGAAACCATTGACCGGAGGCACGGCCGTAGAGGCAAAAGTTAGGCGAATTGAGGTATTACTTAATCGTTCTGTGAATACGCCTACGGTATCTCTATTGCCGCTATTACGGATCACCTCTACAATGGGACTAATATCAGTTAGGGTGTGTGTAATCACAAAAACCGTATTAGTGCCGTCGCCAAAAGGATTAGTAGTTACTGATCGCCGCCTGCCAGACCAATTAGCAAGCAAAGCCGGAGAGACATACTTAGTCGTATCTGTCCCCGCTTCTAGTTCAGCTAAAGTAGCACGCTGTACCTTGCCTGCTGTGGTCTCGGTTGCGTCTGGAATCCCCGATCCGTGGACTTGCCAGATAATCGCAGAAGTACCAATAGTCACAGATTGAGTAATCTGCCTGTAGGTCACGCCGTCGTCATTGTTCCCACTAGAAGCTACTGTTACAATTGCATTTCTCAGTTCGGCTCCTGTATTAGCGTCAGCGGTGCGCGTAGCCGGAACAGAAGAAGCCCCGTTCCAATTATATAGTCCGTTCTCTGTGTTATTAGTTTGATTATCGGCAATAAAGCGAGAATTGGCTAAGGTCATCGTGACCCCACCAATTACCGATCCCGGAGCATTTAAATTGATATTCGAGGGAGCCGAAGCAAAGACAGCATCCTTATAATCAAACCCTTCTAAAAGAGCGTTTAAAGTGCTAAAATTGACTAAATCGTTAGGGTTTTCCGGAGCAACAGAAGCCCGAATTCTTCCTTTAAACTCAGCATCAGACCAAAATTCGATAAAAGTCATACGTGTTACCTCGATAAAATTGCGTAGCCACTAAAGGGACTACTGAAAATAATTTGAGTAGTAGTTAGAGACAAATTTTGTATAAAAGCCTCTATTCTTACTCCTCCTAAACTAAAAACTTGAGTTTGTGGCTCAAAGTTTAGATTGTGAACAATTGTCCAGATTGTAGATGGAGTAGCTTGAGAGTGTTTATAAAAAGCACTCCCCTCTCCTGGTAATCCAGGGGAACCCCGAACATCAACAGCAGAAGTAATTGAGGAAACCAAACCAGAACTACCAATGTACCCACCCGTTGCTGGGGGAGTACCTGATCCTCCTACCCAATTAACTACCTGAAAAACCCGGCGATTACCATCAGCAACTAGGGATAAAACGGGCGACCATCCAGCACTTCCAAGAGTAGCTGAAACAATTACTTGTCGAGAACTTCCAGTTATTTCAATGGGCATTAAACTTCCCCCCTGACAACTACGGGAATTAAATCCAACCCTAAAGGTTCAATAATAAGCCGATTAGCAATAGTTTTAGAAGCCTCTAAGTCAGCTTGCCAGTAATCTCTCCCGGCTTTTGGTTGTCCGATTTCTTTAAAAGCAATAGGGGTAACGTCCATCTCAGCAGTAATATTGCTATCGATAATTAATCGAAAATAAGTATAATTCTGATATTCAATTGGGTCTTCTCCTTCTTCATCAGGGGGTAAAATAAAATCCCCAAACTGCAATCCCTCGATCCGACCAGTAGCTATTCTAGTCTCTCCAAACTGCTTCGCTACATAAAAATTAATATCCCATGTGGTAAAATCTCCCTGAATAAAAAACTCTTCGTCCCAAGTCGATCCCTTTTTAATCTCGATAACAATTTCGCTGGCAATCGCAGGATACGACTGCCCTTTAAGGAATTTGTTGCCAGTAAGGACTTTTTGAGGCATTAACGAGATTGTACTATTTATTGTATTATATACTGAATTTTCTTTTTTGAGATATACTTGAAAGGAAAACATATTTACACCGCCGCGCTCTTTTATACCCACCCGGGAGCGCGGTTATTTTTGCCTTGACAATTCTATTAAGGCTGTGAGAAAATTTTTAAGAAGATTGACTTGGACTACCGCTTTACGAGGGAGCGGTATTTTTTTGCCTATCCGTATTACATATATTACAAATACTACAGAGCGGTTGTTGTTTGTAGATAGATTGTAGATAACCTTATCTACAATCGAAACCCTTGCTGGGTATAGGCTTTAGACTTTGTAGATATTGTCGATGCTTTATAGAGTAAAAAGAAAGAGAAAAGAAAATATATAGCAAGGTCAGCAATAAAAGTGTTTCATCGCTAATCTGTTCTTTTTGCGATTGATTGTAGATCAGCTTATCTACAATCAAAATCCTTACGGTGACTAGGTTTCAGACTTTGTTGATACTGTTGATACCTTATAGAGGAAAAAAGAAAACAGGGTAAAGGGAAAAGGCAGCCTCAGTAATAAAAGTCATTAAACGCAAAACTGACTCTATTGACAAAATGCCGTATTTTTGGCTAATCAGGAAATTTTAGAGGTGAGAAGTGGTTCATCGCTAATTTGTTCCTTTTGTATTTGATTGTAGATAGAGTTATCTACAATCGAAATCCTTACCCTGACTAGGTTTTAGACTTTGTATATATTGTTGATGCTCTATACAGGGAGAAAAGAGATAAAAAAACCAAACAAGGTCAGCAATAAAAAGAGAATTGTCCACAACAAAAAGCACCGCAAGGATGTCAGTACAATTACTTATCAAATTTTAGAAATTCTGTTACAAGCCTAAAAAACAAAACCGCACCCTTGATATGTATTTAAGGATGCGGCTCAAAATTCTAATGTAATACGATGAATTATAACATTGACATCGATTCCAAGTCAAGGAAAATTCAATCAATTTCCATCATCCTTTTGCATCCCCCTATAAAAAGTCAGCAATAAAAAACAGTCTCAACAGTAAGGCAAAAAAAATACACACGGGGTAATTATAAACAATATCAACAAAGAAGTAGAGAAATGATGAAAGCTATATATATCAATACTTCCATCTTTCTTATCTTTGTTAACAAGGGTATCTACAATCTATTTACAAACCAACAATCTAATTAATCGAGGTCAGCAATAAGAACACAAAAAATCCTGACACAGGGATAGCATCAACAATATAAACAAAGACTGAAACCTATATATATTAAGGATTCCATTGTTAATATCTCTATCTACAATCTATTTACAAACCAACAAACTAGCCAAGCTCCGAACATTACCCACTAAGCTCCGAACATTAAGCTGTTAAGCTCCGAACATTACCCACTAAGCTCCGAACATTACCCACTAAGCTCCGAACATTAGACAATAAAAAACCCCTGTAGGGACTACAGGGGTTGGTTTTATCAGTTATCAATTATGATGTCAATTTCAAGTACCTTTTATTTTAGCAGTAAATAACTTTATTTACTGCTTTTTACCTAATATCCTCCCATTAACTCGATTTGTTCCTCTAGAATAGAGTTTTCGCAATTGAAACACGATAGACCCAGTTAACGTAAAAATTCGGCTGTAATTCCGTATTTATTTAACAAGGATTTTATCCGATTGCATTCTGGACTATTAAAGGCTATTGCTTTAGGTACACCAAATAAAACAGCTACAAGTTTAGCTTCAGGGATGCAGTCATGATAAGCAAGTAGCTGACCTAAGCAATCTTTATAATTTTTAAACGATTTAAACTCATAAATCGTAGTGTCGGTAAGTAGATCTATTCGTCCGTTAGCGGTAGAATGTTCTATTACTCCCCCATATTTTGATTGATAAGCCAATTGTATTTGCTTTTCTCTGTCACGGACTTTTAAACCCCTTGATTTATCTTTATTAAAATTGTGTAAATTAAAACCACTGGTATCTAACCCTTGATGCTTGTAAATTGCCACTAAAGACTCAAATAGTTTTTGCGTTGGCGTCTGATTATAATCACTTAAAAGCATGGACGTAACAATATTAATAGGTATTAGCATTGATTGTTGTAGCCCGCTTACTGTCTCGATTTGAGCCTGTTCAAGACCCTTTTCACGCAAACCACTCATAGTCAAACGGCGAGAAATAGTTGAGGGTATTTTCCCCGCCATCCGTGCGTATCCACTAATTGAGGCAAAACTCTCACCAGTCTCGGTATTGATAATCAGTTCAATGCCATCTTGATCGAATCGTTGTAAACTAGAACCAGTCATGATTTACTGTGTAGTAGTAATTGTGATGAGTCCCCCGTTAACGCGGGGGCATATTAATATTATACTATATTTAAAGTATGCCTGACAAATTTGACCGATGTGGTGGGTATTCAGCAAAAATTGACCGATTACCGGGTATTCCTCCTAATTTCAAGTCGAATGTCGTCAAATTACCGCAATCTAGTAGGGTTATTGTTTTACTAAAAACCGGAGAAGTCACAGGAATTCCCGATGATCAGATAGAGTCTTTCCTTGAGGAAAACCAAGATTTAATTCAAGATCGACAATCACCCAGAAAAAGACCGATTAGAAAATCTTAAGGCAATGACAAACACAGAAATCCTTGTTTTGCAGGCTCTTTACAATAAAGAATTGTCAGGATTACAGATAATTCAATCCATAGCTGATATTAAAGGTAAAAGCCTTGATATTGGCTTATTTTACCCTGTATTCCAGAAAT